TTTATTAGAGATAATCTAGAATTACTTATGCAATCTGAATACTTCTCAGAAAAATATTCCTCATCGGATATATCTTCCCATCTAAAACTTTCTAAAATAGGCTTAATTAAAATCATATTAAGTCTTCAAAGTTGAGAAATTCTTCATTTTTAAATTTGTTAAATACTTCTAAGATTTCTTCTTCATCTAAAGAATGGATTCGACCTCCGTGTTTCCACCACTGATTGTTATCACTATCAATCAATAAGCAAGGTATTCCAGCAAGATTAAGGTCAATAAAGTTATGCATAGAATCATCTATAAATAAGTCTATTTTCCCTTTTACTCTAGGAACTTTACTTACTTTATGTCCAAATATTTGATGAACAGGTCTATTAGGGAATCCATGATCAATCAACCATTTCTTTGACCAATCCTTATTACATACTCTTGAAGTACAATAAAGTTCTGGTTCAAAATTACAAGTATGTTTTACTGGTAAATTTAACCAAAAGTCTCTATCGAATTTAAGAATACGAACAACATTTTTAGTAACGTTTGGTTCCTTTAATCTTGACGGATACTTTTTAGTATTAAAGTATTCTTTGTAACTATCAAAGAATCTAGCTAAAGTATCATCAATATCTAACCCAATTTTTAATTTCATAATATTGATATTAAATAAAAATATCTATATGGATTATTTACAAGAGTCATTACAATTCCTCAATGTCATAAAGTTCACTTATATAAATATCTTCATTTGATAATTCAAACACAAGATCGGGCCAGTTATCAACATCTAAGTCAGGAATTAACTCTGAAAAGTAGTTAATAACAAGATCCTCTGCATCCTTAATACTATTTGCGTGAAACGATTTAATTTTATTTTCGCCAGCATCGTCAATGGCGAGTAGATAAGTATTCATTTCTTTATTAATTGATAAAAGTAATTGAGTGGGATCATTGCAACAGCGCCAGGAGAGACTTCTCCATCTGACGCTTTCTTCCACACAACAACAAAAGGTTTAGATTTATCTGAGCAAGCATCTCGAATAGCAAAATAACTAGGAGTATTTTGTGTGTACTTAGACTGTATATTAACTGGCAGTTCACCATTTAAATCTACAATATCTATTTTATCAGCATCGGCCATCTTATTCTGGCTTCTACTGGATACACAACCAGTATAACCAATTTCTTTAAGATCATTGATTATTTCTAGTTCAAATCCATTACCCTTAGTTTTACTACGTTTTGCTTGTTTTGATTTACGAGTATGTTCATTAGCCCACATACAAGTAATACCATCTTTAGATTTACTTCCGGCTCCTTTACGACTACAACGAGTCTTTATTGAAGCTTCGGTTAATCCCGTACCTTCCGCAGCAGAAGTCGGTGAATCAAATATTTCCTTATGTCCGTCTTTAAATGTAACTTCTACTGATAAATCCAAATTACTCTATTTCTTTTTCATTCAATGAATTTAATGCTTGATTAACTAATTCAATAGTTTTTTCTCTCCCATACATCTTATAAAAATCTGATATATCTTTAGCACCATATTTTCTAGGAATCCACATACATTTAATATCAAATTGTTTTCTGAATTTATTCATGTTATGAATTCCTGGCAAATCATTATCATAAAACAGAATAATAGTTTTAAATCTTTTCTTTAATTTATCATATTGATTCTGTGTTAAAAATAGATTTTCAGAATTAGGTGCTAATGCAGTGATACCTAAAGAGTATAAACACATAACGTCTTTCATGGACTTAGTTATCACTAACAAGTCCCCTCCTTCTGGAAGTTGTTTAGCACCCTGCAACATAACAGATTTCCAATTGGATAAGAATCGAGGTTCTTTTCTTCTATGTTTAGGCATATAAATACGCCACAATTCAGTTCCATTAGAATTTTTGCCTCGATAATATCCAAATATAGGATGAAATCTACTAGACTTAGTATAAATACTTCCATTAATAAAAACGGTTTCACAAGAGTAAACCCTAAATTTCTTTAAGATTTCTCTTGTGATACCGTATTGTCCCCACCATTCAAGTTCTTCATCTGTAAAATCTTTGGCTTCTATTTGAATATTAGCTTCCTTTGTTTCAGCAAAGTGAGTTTCTATTATCTCAATAGGACGTTCACATTTCTTTAACTTAGGATCACTTATATATCCAAAATCATTAGCAATAATTTTTAATGCCATATGATAACTACAATTGTACTTATACATAACAACATTTATAAAATTACCACTAAAAGAACCATTAAAGTCTTTAAAGATTATATCTCCTCTACCATTTCGATAAAAAGCACAAGTGGGCTTTGCATCTGTTCTTAAAGGAGATCTGAAAAGACCTTTCTTTACAGGAAGTCCTAAATAATAGGTTAAGTAAGTTTCCTGAGTGTTTTGACTTAATAAATACTCTTTAGTAATTGTAGTAGCTAACTTAAATTTCATTTTTTAATATTTAATATTAGACTACAAAGATAAAGACTATTTATTAAATATCAAAATCAATATCATCAGAACTATCAGCAGTTGTAGAATCTGAATCTTCATCATTGCTAACCTCAGTTGGGGTAGATGTCTTGGCCTTATTCATCTTTTGAGTCTCATAAGGCGTAAACGCTACCTTATCTCCCAGCCAATTATTAGAAATATAAGCTTCCTTACTAGTCTTATTAATGTTAATAAAACTAGGTACAGTAGCATATCCCTTATTATTGCCTACGAGTTTAAGATTAGTCTCTTTATCTATAGCCTTAGCGAGAGCTTTCTGCATAATGCCTACAAGCTTCTCAAAATCTTTGGGAAGGTCAAGTTCAACACCCTTCAGTTTCTCAAAGGCTTCAGGAGCCAATGCAGAAGCAACATGTGCAATAGTAAATTGCAATTGCTCCATAGCTGAAGGAAGTTCCCAATCTCTACCACCAGTACTACCAGTTACTCGTTTATCTCCATCTTCTCCGGGGCAAAATACCATATGACTATAAATACCATCTGGTCCCTCGAAGTTAAATTGCATTGCCTTCCAGACTCGTCCTTCCGAAGTAGTACCAGTCTTAAGTTCAACACCCTTGAAAGCAACTTTATTAATAGTCCAAGCTTTCAGTCTCGTAACAGCAGTTCCGTTAGTTTTAGCAAGATTAAAATTCATTTTCATCAAAATTAAAGTCAGTATCAGCAATCTCGTAAATGGAAGGATCTTCTTCAAGTTCTGTTAAGTCTTCCTCTACTTCTAGAGGTTCAGTTACTTCAACATTTTCATCTTCTTGAATTGGTAATTCTTTATTACCTACCATACGATAAAGTCCATCTTCATATGGTTCAAGTGTAAACTCATTACCATATTCAGATAGTACATTATTAGCAATACCCCTACAACTAACTGTTAAGCTCTTTGTAAGTTTATTACCCGCGGTAGATTTCCAACTCTTTGAAGAACCAATGATAGGTACCTTAACATTCTTGTTATCTTCAAGATTATTATAATTAATAATCAAGCGATCTCCTGCAACTACACCTAGTAGGTCTGCTGCAGATTGATTTAGACAGTATTTGTTCTCTTCAAGAACTACTTTAGGCTCTCCAGAGTCTACTGTCTTTTTATCCTCCTTGATTATCTCCGGAGAACCAATGGGTTTATACTCATTGGTCTCTGGATTATAATCAAAAGTACAGAGCATTCTAACGATCATTCGTTATAATATTTATTCATGGCTTCAACTACAAGTCCTAAATCATTAGGAATAAAATCTTCCTCAAACATTCCTTCTGGAGTCTTTGCAGGGATTTCAATTCCATCTACTCTTAACTTATGGGTATAAAATCCAAAAGTAGGAACACCATTTTCATCAAATTGAGGTTCACAATATAGAGTTATAGTAACATTCTCAAGTGGATCGTAGAGCTTATCTAACAATTTTCCAACACTTGATGCTTTATAACTTCTAATGCCGCCGTCAGTCTCTATTGGTTCTGTATGCAACATCATAAATATATTTAGATCATCTCTAAGACTAGAACATTTCTGAATTATTCTCCTAAAATGATCAGCCAACTCATTATATTTATCATAACCACGCTCTGATGCCCTCTCAAAGAACTCATTGCGCATTAGATAGATTCCATCATCGATAATGATGTTTTTAATTCGTTCAAGCTTATTTACTTTGTCTAACAGTACAATAGTTTTGTCCCAAGAAGAAATCTTGAATAGATTTTTCTTCTCAGAATTATATGACTTGGCACTTCCCTTAAAAGGAAGTCGTTTACCTAAAACATTAATAACAATGGTTTCTTCAGGGTTTAAAGACTTAATACTTGTACTTTTACCGTGACCACTTGCTCCTAATACTACAACAAAATTACTCACTTTACAATGTAAATGTTAAGTTCTTAACTTCTGTATCTGCTAAAGTCCAATCTGGAGATTTGAATCTTTCGTAATCATTAATCTGATCTGGTTTAGGTAGCTCTTTAAAAATAGAACAATCACCATAATAACCCAAACCTACAGCAATATCTGAAGTACCAAATCGAGATTTTAATAGAATACAAGCTATGAAATTGTGTCCAAGTTCTTTAATATTATATCCTCTATAACTAGTTAACTTAAACTTGATAGGTGCATGTAATGCGATTACTACATGACTATCTTCATACATAGCTGCTGAATCTTTAAAATCTGAACTATCTGGTTCTTGCATAGATTGCTTTAGTCTTTCTGGATTATTTGCATTACGATTAAACTGCATAATATGAACTGGAGAGATATTATATCTATTTCTCATTTGAACTGAATAAGATGAAATTAAATCCATTTCCTCTTTCTTACTTCTACCAGCAGAAGCACGAGTTAAACTCATATGATCAATAAATACACATATAATTCTATCAGGATTACTTGGAATATATTCTCCTTCTTGAGTGAATGTTCCAAATCTTTGTAAATCCTTAATTACACAATTTTTGTATCGCTCAGCATTGAGAATAGAATCGTGAAATATTAGACGCTCATCTAATAAATCAAGAAACTCTCCACATTGCTTTACTAATTCGTAATGATCATCAGTTAATCTAGTATCTCGACCTCTAGAAAACAATTCCTTATAAGTAAGTTGTTCTCCGAAATGTTCATAGATATACATAGATAACAGTTTTGCATAAATTTGCTCTTGTGTCATCTCTAGATTAAACATGATGAAATATGGATCTCGATCTACTTCTTTTTCATTTTGGTAATCCATTAGAGGTTTATATATAAATGAATATAAACTAAAAGTACTCTTACCTACACCACTTTGAGCAGCAATAAGATAAGAAGTACCTGGTAGTAATCCATCCATATATAATTCTAATTTAGGCAAACCTATAGATAATCCTATATTCTTACCAACCCTACCTTTATCAATAAGATCAAATAAACGCTCTTTTCCTGTCATATAATTGTAGTAGTATCAAAGGACATAGTACCATTACCATCTTTAAGTTCTTCAATACTGTTCCACATTTTACTAATGACAAAATCAGCAACATTCATATTTAATAAATTACATCCATTTTCTTTTCCCCATGATATAAGTTCCAAAATATGTTTATGTTTCTCCAAATTCCAGCCTATAGACTTACCATAAGCGAAATAAAAGTCTTCTTCGCTACTAAACTTCTTTGCATAATTCTTTAGAGGTGCCTCTGATCCATTTATAATGGCTATGGAAGGATAAGTGTTAAAAAATTCTTTACCAAGCTCACCACTAAACTTACGATAATTGTGCAGAAAAGTCTTATTAAATTCTATAGATTCTGGATCTAGAGTTTCACCAACATTTGGAACTTTGAAACTTTTATTTATAATTCCTTTCTTTTGTAGACTGATTAATAAATCTCTAATTGAAACACCGATAAGTTTACTAATAGAATAGTATTGCACCAAATATTCTTGATGCCCTTCTTCGATGCTTGCTAAAAATAATAGTTCCAACAAAAATACTTCTTCGGCTGTTAATTTATAACGCTCCATTAAGTTTAATTGTTGACCTAACTCAAGTAATTCCAATTAAATAAATAGATTTAAATTAACAAATAAACCATCTATTTAACTGTAAATTGTTTAGCCTCCTTTCGGAGTGTGACCATTACATACAAAATTAAAACCTAAACAGCATTGATGTCTGTTTATTCTTCTTTTTGGTAAAATCTTTACCTTCTAGTAGATTCACAAGATTTTCTTCGTCAATAGTAATGTAGTTACTTGAACCTACACTATTTTGAAACCATTGTTCTTCTACAGTACCCTTAATAACTAGATTAAAGATTTCTACAACCTTACCTTCTTGTGCTCTTAGAACTCTACCTCGACGCTGAGTCTTTACTGTCTTGCTACTGTTCATTCCAAGAATAACAGCAACAGATAAAGAAGGATCATTAAATCCTTCATTTAACTTCATAACAGTATTTAAAGTCCCTTTATCTTGGTTTATAAATTCTTCAAGAGTAATTCGTCCTTTTTTAGCAGAATCTTTACCAGAATAAACTTTACCATATTTAATTTGTTCAGCCATAGCAATTGTAGCAGAAAAGGTTACACATTTCTTATCTTGTCTATGTTCTAAGATTAAATTGGTAAGTTCAATTTTTCTAGGATGATTATTAATATATTTCTTCCTAGCTTGTAATGTTCTACTAAAACCCATAGCATGAATAAGTACCGTCTTTACTTCTAAATTATGTTCTTTAGCATATCTCACACGATACTTCCAGTCAGTAGCACACGACATTGCTACAGGAAAATTAAAATCAAAGAATGAAAAATGTTCAGTAAATTCTTTATTAAAATTTCTATAAGTTTCAATATCAGTAGGTTGTATTAAAACTAAATATTCCCTATAGTCGGATAACCAACCTTTAGAAATAGCTTCCTCAGTAGTTATCACATCGACTATAGGACAATATTTAGAAATAAGCCTATCTCTGCCATCTAGTCGTTCAAAAGTAGCAGTTAAACCAAGTATAAGTTTAAACTTTACATTTTCAAATGTATTAAACAAAGAATCCGCTGCACAGCGATGGATCTCATCTAACACAAGTAAATCACACTCATATTGATTTCTGCTTGTATCATACATAGTTCTAACTTCACCGGATAAATTCCAATCTTGTAACTCCTTTATCCATTGAAGTCTTATAGGATCACTAGGAACAACAACTAACACCTTCTTATTTGGATTTTTATGTAAAAATCTCTGTATTGACATTAATCCCATACGAGTTTTACCAAATCCAACGGCTGCATTGATTGTTCCTCTACATTTATTATTAACCCAAGCATCTACTGCTGCTTGTTGTCGTTCTGTTCTACTAGAAGGAAGATTGAATAAGCTTAGCTGCTCAGCCATTAAATAGACTGACCCTTAGCTTCCATGACTAACTTAATCTGACGTTCACGATTCTCCCACTGTTTAATGTGGAATTTAACATCATTCTCTAATGAGAATAATATTCTATTGCGTAAAGTCTTTAACTGAATAGTACTCATTTCAGAATATTTCTTACTCTTGAGAGTAATCATAGCCTTCATTTGAGCCAAAGATAAACCTTTAGAATTTACTCGGATACTTGCAGTAGGCTTAAGATCCAAGTATTCTTT